TTGATATAGTAAATTTAGTGACAGAATATGGCTGTGTTTCATCAATACAATTCTGTCCGGCTAATTCCATATAAAAATATGCTTCACCCATTAAGTTTATTTTTAATGGTGCTTCTATCCAATAAATATTACAACCTGGATATGATGTGTTTGGTAATAACCAATAACCATTATCACCTGGAAATACATCTCCATAATAAAATCGTGGCACATATATATTATTTATATTAGCATAATCTGAAAAATTAGCACTATTATTATCTGATTTTAATAATTCTTCTACATCATTACTACTTATTGAAACCTGATTACACATAAATAAACCTAAATTAGCTGGCAAACCACGAGTATTATATAAATCTGGTTGTCTTGCTGTATTTTTTGAAGCACATAATAGATCTACTCTTTTTAATACAGAAAAAGTTTTTTCATTTGATAATACAAATCCATCAGCATTATTACCAAACCATATTTTTTGACTAACATTATTAAATACAATTATAAAATTAGTATAACCACCATTGTTAAGAAATTCAGTTAATGTGTCAGTCCAACCTTTTGAAATAAAATAAGACTTTATATATGATGTTACTTTGTAATTAAATTTATTTGTTAATTCTATCACTATCTGTGATGGATTATAAAATCCTTCTTCAATTGTTATTAAATAATCATTATCTTGATTTAAAAATAATGCTTCAAATATTCTCTCTAATAATGTATTTGAAACACCAAATTCACCTGGATTATATGGTTTATTTATCTTAAAACTTAAATTTATATTATTATTTACTTGTGAAAATGTATTATAATTTGCTGGAAAAGTCCAGTTTACTAATCTAATCGAACAAACATTAAGATAATCTTCAGGTAATTCTATTTCAAATTGGTTTGAGTCTGGATATTTTATTATATCTCTATCTTCTGAATGAATTGATACATATTTTTTATATAACATGTAATTCTGTGAATTATTTTGAATTGGATGACTTAAATTCAAATTATAGTTTACATTATCAAAATAATTAATATTTTTAAATTCATTACTTCTATTATTATCCAAATTATTTAAATTCATATTATATTTTATTTAAATAAATTATTTATATTTATATTTATATTTATATTATTATTATTATTTTTATTATTATTATTATTATTATTATTATTATTATTTTTATTATAAGATAAAAATATCTAAATAAATTATGTAAAGTAATATATATTAATTTATGTCAATAATTACTAATGTATCAAATTATGGAGGTCGTGTTCAAGATAATCAACAAGGTATTAAACAATTCTATAGCACACCATTTTTTACTGTTAGTTGGATTTTAAAAAAAATAGGTGCATTAACTGTTATTACACCTGCTAATAATAAATATCCAGTATTAATAGATAATAATTTAATAGTTAATGGTTCAATATTAAATCCATCAGATGAAAATTTAAAAACTAATATAAGAGTAATTAATAAAGAAACACTAATAAATTTAGATAAATTAACTCCAGTAGAATTTTACTATAAAAATACTAATATTAATAATTTACATTATGGATTAATAGCTCAAGATGTAGAGAAATTAATACCAGATTTAGTAAATAATGATTATGGTTATAAACAATTAAATTATGTTGAGTTAATACCTTTATTATTAGCTAAAATACAATTTTTAGAACAAGAAATAAATAATATAAAGAATGCTAATAATACTGATAATGCTAATAATACTAATTCTAATTCCTAAAAAAAATACCTTAGTATTATCTAAAATTTATAAAATTATATATTATTATAAACTAATATATTATAATAATAATATATAAAATTATTATGAATACAGAACAATCTAAATTTATTAAATCATTAATTTATTCATTTAATGCGATCACAGGAGCAGGAACATTTACATTAATATTATCTCTATTTTTTGAAAAAAAAATATCATATAACGCATATTTAACAGGCTTTATTTTATATTGTATATCTTTTTTCTTAATTGAATTTTTATTATTTATGAATTATTATGATTTAAATACAAAACTAAATCTAAAAATTTTTATGTCTAATTTATTAGTATTATTACCACCATTATTAGTATGTGGATTAATTATATATTATATTACATTATTAACAAAATTTAAATCAAATATTATATCAGGTCATATTTCAAATTCATTTAGTCAATTTAATAATACACTAAAATTATTATTTTTTATTATTACAATTATTTATTATAATTATTTTACTAAATCATTAGAAACAAAAGATTTATTAATGCCTAAGTTAACTACTAGTATATTATATTTATTATTTGTATTATGTTTTATTAATTTAACAATATTAACAATAATTTTAAAATATTATACTACTGATGGATTTAGATTATTAAATTCTTGAATATTTACATAATTCATAACCTAATGAATTCTTTTAATTTTCAATAGTATAATGAGGGACAAATAAATTTAAATGTTAAACCATAATTATTTTCATTTTCCCATAATCCTGAAATTTTTAATATTAATTCTAAATTACTATTATTAAAGTTATTTATATTAGTTATATTAATATTATTTGAATTATTATTATTTGGATTAATATTATTTGAATTATTATTATTTGGATTATTATTATTTGAATTATTATTATTTGGATTATTATTATTTGAATTTTTATTATTTGGATTATTAATTTCAAAATTAATATAATTTTTATTAAATAATTTTAATTCACCATTTTTAAGTTGGCTACTTATTTTATAATATGGTTGTTTAGAAATATTATATTTGACTAATAAATTTTCTTCTAATTTCTTTAAGTTATTTACTAATTCTTCATTATTTTTAGTATTAAAGAAAATTATATTTTTATTAAACGAGTTTTCAATATTTGTAACAAATAAATTAAATTTTAAATAAATACCATTAAATACTATATTTTTTGTTGAATATAATATTTTAATAAATAATGCGTCATTTACAATATTATTTTTTATTGGTTCACAAAAAAATATTGAATTTTCATTAAATTGACTAAGTGATTTTACTAAATACATTAAATAATGCTGTAAATCTTTAATTTTTATTAATCATTATAATTTTATATTATATTTATAAATAATTTTATTATTAATTTAATTATTAATTTTATTATTAAGATGTTAATAATATAAAATTTAATTTTGAATTAATTATAATAAATTTTTATTTTTGTATTATGAAATTAATAAATAGTTATGAAGATTATTTAAATAATATAAATTCTAACAATTTACATAAAAATAAGAATAATATTATTACAAAATTTAATGAAAAAATAAATAAACTTGATTATAATGATTTAAAAAATATTTTAATTTATGGTCCACCAGGCATAGGAAAATATAGTCAAGCATTAAATTTTATTAAGAAATTTTGCACATCAGCAAATGAATTAAAATACGACCATAAAATAATTGTTACATTAAATAAACAAAATTATATATTTAAAATGAGTAATATTCATTTTGAAATTGATATGTCATTATTAGGTTGTAATTCAAAGATAATAATGAGTGAATTTTATCAACAATTATTAGATATTGTTATGTTAAATAAAGATAAGAGATATTTTCTTTTAATAAAATATTTTCAGGATATAAATAATGAATTATTAGATAATTTTTATAGTTATATTCAAAATGTAAATACAATAAATAATCTTAAATTTATAATTATTAGTGAACAAATAAGTTTTATACCAAATAATATATTAAATTGTTGTCAAGTAATTTCTCTTCAACGTCCTTCTAAAACTAGTTATGAAAAAATTAGTTCTACATCTTATTCTATTAATACTATTAATAATATTAAATTATTACATTATGAAGATTATATTAATGATAACATTAAAAAATCAAATTTAACTTCAAATTATAAACAAAATAAAAATATTAGAAACTATAAAAATAAAGAGATTATAAATGGTCGTAATAAAGACATTAATAAAGACATTATAAACCACCATAATAAAGACATTATAAATCACCATAATAAAGACATTAATAAAGACATTATAAACCACCATAATAAAGACATTAATAAAGACATTAATAAAGACATTAATAAAGACATTATAAACCACCATAATAAAGACATTAATAAAGAAACTGAAAATGATTATATTTTAAGTATTTCAAATTTACATAATATTAATAATATTATAGCGTGTCAAATATATAAACAACTTATTAATATTGATAAGTTAAACTTCTCTCACTTTAGAGAATATTTATATATAATATTTATTTATAATTATGAAATTAATAATATAATTTGGATTATAATTTGTAAATTAATAGATGATAAATTAATAGATAAAACAAACCTTAGTAAATTATTAATTTTAACGTATAATTTTTTAAAATATTATAATAATAATTATAGACCAATATTTCATGTTGAAAATTATTTTTTAAAAATAATAAAACTAATTAAACCAATTGACAAAAAAAACGAGATTAAAATTGATAATTTATAAGTTATATACACATTTGGAGTTATTTTTCAGTGATTATAAAAATATTTAGTTATTTTCATTAGTTGTAATATTATAATTACTAATTGTAATTACAAAGAAATAAATATAAAATAATTAGTTATAATATTAGTTATATTTATTTATTTCATTACTAAATAATTATTTATGAAATTAGAAATAAATGAAGCCCTTGATTTATTAGAAATTAATTATTCAATTACTGAAATTAAATTTAATTATTTAAATCGTCAATTTAAAAAAATGGCTTTAAAATATCATCCTGATAAAAATAATAATAGTGAACTATCTAAAGAAAAATTTCAAAAAATTAATGAAGCTTATAATTTACTTAAATTAATAATAAATAATGATGACTTTAATAATAATGATGACTTTAATAATAATGACTTTAATAATAATGATGACTTAAATAATAATAATGAATTTGATAATAATAATTTTAATTATTTTTATTTATTACATCAATTTATTAAATATATATTAGGTAATCAATTAAATAATAATACTATTGAAAATATAGCCTTATTAATTAATAATTTAATTAATAAAAGTTATGAATTTTCTAATAAAATATTAAATGAAGTTAATAAAGAAAATTTACTAATTATTTATAAATTTCTCTCTAAATATAAATCACTATTTAATAATAGTAATGAAATTTTAGAAAGTTTAAGAGAAACTCTTAATATAAAATATAATAATTCATTGATATTTAAATTAAATCCAAACATTAATGACCTTATTAATAATAATATATATAAGTTGTATTATGAAGAGAAATTATATTTAGTTCCATTATGGCATAGTGAATTATTATTTGAAATAGAAAATGATTTAAATACTAATGATTTAAGTGCTAATTACACAAATGAATTGCGAGAAATTATTGTTTTTTGTGAGCCTGAATTACCATCTAATATAAGTATTGATGAAGATAATAATATTTATATTAAACTAATAATAACAAATGATGAATTAAAAAAAATAATAATAAATTCATTTTTGGAATTTAATATTGGAGAGAAAAATTATAAAATTCAAAGCGATTATTTAAAATTAATAAAACAACAAATTTATGTATTAAAAAATGAAGGTTTACCTTCTCTTAAAAATGATATTTTTGATATTAGTGAAAAAAATGATATTATTGTTGTAATAATAATGGAATTGTAATAAAATAAAAAATTGTTAATTATTGATTTAGAGCAACGCTATAAAAGAGTTATTAATTATTATTATACCTACCAAAAAAGTTTATATTACACCG